GAAATGGGGAGGGGAACCAGATAACGAGACTAAGACGCCAGATGTGAATATCAACTCAAGAGAAAAAGAGCAGGCAATAATTAATTATTGGAGGTCAATCTAAAATAGACCTATGGCAATTATAGAAAAAATTACCCAGGAGGATTCTGGAATCTATAGAATTACTAACCTATCCAATAATAAAGTCTATATTGGAAGTTCTCTAAATATTACCAGACGAATAAAAGATCATTTATACAAATTAGGACTTGGGAAGCACCACTCTGTTCTTTTACAGAGAGCGTGGGATAAGTATGGATGGGAATACTTTGATATAGATATTCTGGAATCTTGTGATAAGAATCTTCTTCAAGACAGAGAGCAATACTACCTTGATTTGTATGAATCTTATAGTCCTAGGAAAGGGTATAATATATCTAAGGATACTCTATGTTTTGGAAGAGGATTAAAACATTCTATTGAGTGGAAACAAAAGATGTCCGAAAGACAAATGGGTCATGTTGGATATAATTTCTCTCACACAGAGGAAGCCAAAGAAAAAATAAGATTGGCACAAGTTGGTAAAAAATACACGCAAGAACAAAGGGGTGCTATAAGTAAGCGAATGATGGGAAATAAAAATGGAATCGGAAATAAAGGTCCCCATAGTAAAGTGAGGAAAATATGCCTATAGTAGAGAAGATAGAGCAATCGGATCTTATCCTATACGAACTTTTCAAAAATCCAGTTCTATTTGGGGAATTTATGATGAACATAGATAATCTGGAGGGAGATGACGAGTTTGAACTGACCTTCTATCAGAAAGAGTTCATGCTGGATTTTGGGAACTATGTATCTCTTACCTGCGCTCGTACTGTCGGAAAAACGGTCGCCAGTTCCCTTCTTATTCTTTGGGCATTGATTTTCAATATTTTTCCCAATGACTATGTAATTTATACGGTCCCAAATAAAGTTCACTTAGAGCCCGTGTTTACAAATCTATCCAGATTACTGCGTTCTAATTCTATTCTAAAGAAGTTCATAGATCCAAAGGGAGGCATCAATAACTCAGATTTTTCTCTAAAGTTGTTAAATAACACAAAACTAATGTGTCGTATTGCAGGTCAATCCGGTACAGGAGCAAATGTTATTGGTTTGCACAGTCCTTATGTAATTCTTGACGAGGCCGGTTACTATCCGGTTGCTACTTTCAATGAACTTCAACCCGTTATGAATACCTGGGAGAGAGGATACAAGATGCTTGTATCAGGAGTTCCTACAGGAGTTAGAGAAAATAATGTTCTTTATCATTGCGATAGAGAGAACAATAACTATTCTAAACATAGAGTTTCTGCGTTCCAAAATCCAAGATTCGGAGGAAGAGATAAACAAAGAGCAATAGAACAGTATGGAGGAGAGGATACTGATGAGTATATTCACTCTGTTCTGGGTCAGCATGGAAAACCTATCTTCTCTCTGTTTGACAGAAGTACATTCCAGATTCAACCCTATCCTATATATAAAATTACAATAGATGGGATTAGTGAATCTGAAAATATAATGAATATGATGGCAAAAATAGCCATGATACCTCCAATCACTAATGACAGACTTGATAGAATATTTGGGATAGATTTGGGTTATACACAGCCCACTGCCATATTTATTATGCTTGTAGACGAATTAGGTAGGTTAAAGTTCCATGCCAAGATACAACTATCAAAAGTATCTTATCCGGTTCAGGAGAAGATAATAGATCTTCTGGATTCTAGATTCAATCCCTCTATTATAGGAATGGATAAAGGAGCTGCGGGCATTTCAGTAATTCAAGATCTTCTCGAACTTAAAGATTACGCACACAAAGACTACAAAAGAAAGATAGTTCCGATTGATTTTTCCGCCTCAATGGTTCTCGGCCTGAATACGGAAGGAGAGGAAATAAAATCGAAAACAAAACCATTCACAGTTTCTGTTTTACAAGATTATACAAACAACGGCAGAATAATTTATACATCTACCGACATGGAAATGATAGTAGAATTGGAACGAATGACTTATACTAAGACTGTAAGCGGAGAGATCGCATACAGAACTCTTGCAGTAAGAGGAGGTAAAAAAGGAGATGACCACTTTACATCAGCCCTGTTATGTGCGGCAACTTCTTATTACTTGATGAACGAATTTTCCTTCGCTAGAAGGACAAGAAAGAAATTATTTAGGCCTGGCTGGTTATAGTATAGTGAGGTAAAATTATGGCAACTATTAAAGCAAAACCCAAGAGGATTGGAACATCAAGAGCAGAATTTATCTATGCAGAGAATCCCGCCAAGATAGTGAATCCTTGGAACGTAAAATCAACAAATGCTCCGGTTATAACTCAAGTAGAGTTCTCCACTTTGATAAACAAATGTAGATTCTATTACAAGAAGGATGCTCTTACTTCTACCACTATCAATAAATTGATAGAGATAGGAATTAATGATCTTGAATTAGTTAAGAACGGTCTTAGTGATAATGAATTTAGAATATTTACCGGATTAAAACAACAACTATTAGAATTCTCCGAAGATATGGCGCTTGAATTTCTTCTATCCGGTCTTGTTGTTCCTGAATTCAAGTATATTGTGAAATCAAAGGACGATGTAAAGAGACTTGGAGTAAAAAAATATGAATCTTTATTGCTTCCAGATAGTTTGTGGCTGAGGGATCCAACAACCATCGAGATAAAAAAGACTATATTATCCAATAAACCATCATATTATGTTATAATACCAGATGAGGTTAGATACTTTATTCTTCATAAGGGTACATATCAGGATGGAACAGAAGATAAGAAATTGTTTGCTTGGCTTGAAGCATATTATCCAAAGTTTGTTGCTGATGTAGAAGCGGGAAAATTAAAGGTTATTCTTGAGAATCCAAACATTATCAGGAGAAGAGTTGTGCAAGATTCTCCATATCCAGTACCATATCTTTCAGCAGCACTGGATATTTTGGAACACAAGAGAAATTTAAGAAAAGCAGACTACTCTATTGTTACAAAGGTAATCAGTGCAATTCTACACGTAAAGATAGGTAGTGATGATTTCCCAATGACAGATTCAGAGGAAGATACTCAACGCCTAGAGGATGTTAAAAACCAGTTGATGTGGAGAAATACAACCTCTAATACAATTGAAAATATCTTCCAGTTCTTTAGTGATCATACAATAGACTTGAAGTGGGTATTTCCCAATGTAGAACTTCTTCTAAATGAAGGAAAATATAAAGAGGTAAACCAAGAACTAATATTTGCACTTGGTTTCCCAAGAACACTTATTGCAGGGGAATCAGAGAGAAGTAACGCATCTGATCCACAATATGCCGCAATTGCTCCAGTAAAAACAATGGAAAATTTCCGAAATAAGATTCTCGGAGTATTGAGGCAAGTAGTTTATGATATTTCTACTAAGAATAATCTTACATCTGTTCCAGAGATAGAATTTAAGCCAATTAACTTATTTGACTTTGCCACATATTTATCAGCTTTGCAGGTACTATTGGATACGGGCTCATTGAGCAGAACATCACTTGCGAAGGTATTTGGTTATTCATTTGAAGATGAACTTGAACTACGAAGTGAGGAACAAAAGGCTCTGGAGGCTTCTGGTGTCCCCGAATTCCAACCAACTCCTAATAGTAGGGCCCCAGAAATAGGACCAACTGGACCGGCCCCAAGAAATACCACACAATCAAAGAAGCCAGTTAAAAAGCCGGTTTCGGAGTAATATTTATGACAAAACCAACTATATCAAGTATGAATTTCAATAATATGGTATTATTTAGTAATGATGATACTGAATTCAATGAAATTAAAGAGGCAGTATCATCTACTGTATCTGACAATATTACTCTCTCTTGGGCTAAGTTTATCTTAACAGATGACCAACCCAATGAGAATAAAAAGAGAGTACCAAAGTCAGAATTCAGTAATTTAATTCGTTCGGGTACTTACATGCCGTTCAAGATGGCATATGAGAAACCAAATGAAGGACATGAAGAATCTTTTCCATTAGGCGTTATAGCACAGTTGAAACAATCTGGGAATCAAATTGTTGCTTTAGCCGCCCTTTGGCGTAGAGAGCGAGAACAGGACATAGAATATCTAAAGACCTGTATCGCCGAGAAAAAACCTGTAAATGTTTCGTGGGAAATCTTACACGATGACTCAAAAGTAGATGAAGCTGGCATAGAAGATCTAATCGGAACGTCTCTGCGAGGAGTAACTATAGTCGGCAGACCTGCCTATGCGGGAAGAACACCAGTGCTTCAACTGGCATCTACGGAAACAGGACAGGAACAATCTAACTCGGAGGAAAATAAATTGGACGAACTTGAACAACTAAAGCAAAGAGTCTCAGAACTAGAGGCAGCTTTGGCAAATAAGGACACAGAACTAACAAAGAGAGACACTTTGATTACTGAGAAAGAAACAGAGTTGGTTTCTTTGCGTGAGTTCAAGTCCTCAATTGAGCAAAAAGACGCTGCTCTTGCCAAGTTCCAGGAAGTCAAAGACATCTTTAGCAACGCAGGTTTAGTTAAACCTGATACTTATTTTGAAGAGAATAAGGAGAAATTACTGAGCATGAATAAGGGAGACCTAGAATTCATGGTACAAGAACTTGTGGCGTTTTCTTCAACCATAACGAAAGAGGACAAATCAGCAACCGATGAGATCCCTGATCTTACTGGAGACGCACCAAAAGAACTAACTGTAAAAGAACTCGCTGAAGAATTACGTAAGAGTTCTAAAAATTTGGAGGAATAAATAATCTAAGGTACTCTAATGACTTGTGGAATTTACAGAATATTCAATACCACTACTAATAAGTCTTATATAGGAAGCTCAATAAATATAGAAAAGCGATGGAAATCTCATCTTCTATCTTTGAGAAATCTGAGTCACCGAAATAGACATCTGCAACATTCGTATAATTTATACGGAATAAAGAGTTTTTCTTTCTCTATATTAGAAGAAACAACAAAAGATATGATATTAGAACGTGAAAAGTATTGGATGATATTTTATAATACAAATGATAGGACCTACGGGTATAATATATATATAGACCCAACATGTCCTGGTTATAGAAAGGGAAAAGTTCCATCGGAAATAAGAGATGTTTATGGAATAGATCGCTTAGTTAGTTTTGTGTCACCCAATGGAACTATTCATAAAGACATTAAGAACGTTACTAGATTTAGTGAAGAGCAGGGACTTTTAGCACCAAAAATGAATCTAGTTGCTTCTGGTAGACAAGGAGTACATAGAGGATGGACCAAACTAAATAACATTATACCCATCGCAAAAAGTGGATACAGAAAAAGAAGAACTGGAACATTTAATGTGAGATTAGTTAATGAATGTGGTGAGATATTCCACATAACAAATTTGCAACAATTTTGTGAAGAACATACTTTGCCTTACACACCATTACACAATATGATTAGTGGATTAGCCAAGACAAGTTATGGTTTTACATTATTGATAAATTATTAATTACATACTTAAGGGTGTGTAAGGAGGACTATTTTGGAGATAAATCGTTTTGATAATGTTAGAGGAGTTATTGCTATGGAGGACGTTGTAGAAGGTCGCTTCATAGTTATAGTTCCCAATACATTTACCAATGATTTCGGAAGTGAGGCGGATCTAGTTGGAGCAAGAACTCCAGATACTGCTGATGAAGGCAAAAGAGCTAGATATGTTATTACCTGGCCTGTAAGTAATGGTCAGACACCTATATATCAGCCAACCCCATCCTTCCCATTTGCTTTAAGGCAAGGTGGATGGGACCAGGCGGTTCAGACTCCTTTCGATACAAAGGTATATTTGACCTATCCTGGATATACTGAGGGAGAAACAATTCCATCAGGTAATATGGCCCTAGCATTTACCGAAGGAACTTTCACAATTCCTTCTGGTGGTTACGTGTACAGTTCCAACATCATTGTTCAGGGAGCCGCATTAGTAGTTTGTGATGCTACATCTGACGGCGCACCAGCAGCCGGAAAGCTAAAATATTCTGCTACAATGGCATTTGGTGTTATTGGCTTTACCGAGAAGTATGATGCAGCCACTGGAAAACTAACTGTAAGAGTTGAATAACTCTTTTGGAGGTATTAATAAAATGGATGAAAAAATAAGGGAGAGCATTGCCTCTTTAATGAAAGATAAAGGAAAAAGAGAGGAACTTGCTCAATTACTTGTAGAGTATGTTCAGCCCGGACATATTACTATAGATTTCATAAGTATGTTGCTGAACTCAAGAGCCATGAAAGTTGGGGACATCTTGGTAAAGAAACTACGTA